CTCGGGCAGCTACTTCCCGCAAGCCAAGGGCGGTGCCTGGTCGGGCGGCGTGCAGATGTTCGCCGACGGCGGCGCGTTCACCAACTCCGTCGTCAGCAAGCCAACAGCTTTCGGTATGGCCAACGGCAAAACCGGGGTCATGGGTGAAGCTGGGGAAGAAGCGATCATGCCTCTGACCCGGACTGCCGGCGGCAAGCTGGGTGTAATGGCGGTCGGCGGTGGGCGGGGATCCAGCACCGAGGTGGTTATCCAGCAGAACTTCTCGGTTCCAGAGGGGCAGAGCAGTGGGGCGTCCGATGACGCGCAGAGCCAGGCAGTGGCCCAGGCCTACGCTAAGGCAGCGAAACAGGGCGCGCAGGAGCAGATCGCTCGAGACCTTAGGCCGGGCGGTCAGATTTGGGCAGCAATCAACGGTCGATAACCAAGCCTCACCTCGGTGGGGCTTCTTTTTTCTGGGGAGCCGTATGGCAACGGAAACCTTCACATGGACTCCAGACAAGGAGCCCACTGGCACCACGACTTTTCGTGTGAAGTCCGCCAAGTTCGGCGACGGCTACGAGCAGACGGCCGAGGACGGAATCAACAATAAGTCGGAGTCCTGGCCGCTGACTTTCACTGGTCCGAAATCCAGGATTGCGGAGATCAAGGTGTTCCTCAATCGGCACAAGGGCTCCAAGGCTTTCAGTTGGACTGAGCCCTTTGGAGAGACCCTTCTCTTCAAGTGCAAAGAATATCAATCCAGGAACATGGGTGGGAACGCCTACACCCTGGCCGCAACTTTCGAACAGGCATTCCACCCATGAGCATCACACCACTGAATATCGGATCGGCGCCGAACGATGGTAATGGTCAGAGCCTCAGGTCGGGCGGACAGGTGATCAACGCCAACTTTTCCGAACTGGATGCCCGCACAATCGCAGCACAGTCCAAGGCTGATGCTGCCATTCCGAGCGCGCAAAAGGGTGTAGCAAACGGTGTGGCTACCTTGGGAGGGGACGGAAAACTTCCAGTAAGCCAATTACCACCGTTGGCCGTTAACGAAGTTTTCACCGTAGCAAGTCAAGCCGCGATGCTTGCACTCACCGCAGAGCGCGGCGATGGGGCAATTCGAACAGATCAAAACGGGCAGTGGTACATTTTGACAACCGACACTCCGTCAGTGTTGGCAAACTGGAAACCGATTACTCAAAATTTAGGCGTGGCCTTAACGGCACTTGGCGCCCTTACGCCCGCCGCTGACACCATTGCCTATTTCAACGGTCCTGCATCCGCTGCGAGCACAGCATTTACAGCTAAGGCCCGTGCATTGCTGGGGCGTGCGGATACTGCAGGAATGCAGGCGGAATTGGGCTTAGGCACGGCAGCAGTCGCAACCGTGACTACTTCGCAGTTCGGTGGAAGTTCAGGGCAGGTCATGAAGGTGGGCGACTTCGGGTTGGGTTCAACCGGTATGCCTTGGGCGACTGACGCAACCGCGTTCTCAACATCACGCTTTTTCTCTTATGGACTTACCACTACAACTAATATGCCTTCCGGCGCGGATTACGGCGAAGGGCTTATGCTATGTGGACAAAACGGCAACGAAGGTAACGCCCTCTTTATGAACCACGATACCGATAGAGTTTTCGGTAGAAGAAAGAGAGCGGGTGCATGGCAAACCCCCTACGAGTTTCATACAACGGGTAATTCACAGCTTGACCCTGCGCTTGGAACAGGCGGTTTAATGTCAGTGACAGCCGTTAGCGGTTTTCAGGTTTTTAAGTACGCAAACGGACAAATGATTGCACAGGGAGCAATTCCCACAACCTCCTCGGTAGCCGCAAATACTCAGTTCACTGTGAGTGTTGCTATCCCGGTTACTTTCCCCGTGGGTTACGTGACGCTGTTAGCCACTCTCTACCCATCCGTAGGAAATGACTTTGCTATACGGAATACCCAGGCTCCAGGCACTACCGCTTTCATTTTTTGTGCTAACGGTGCCTCCGCCCAAACCTTCTCGGGAAACCTAACCCTAATTGGGCGGTGGAAGTAATGAAGATCACGCTATTAGCCCATCTTGCTGACTGGCCCCTTGAGGCTCACGTCTCTGGTGATGTAATAACGATCAACGGAGAGCGGATAGACCTTTCGGGAATCCCCGAAGGTTACCGGCTTCCTGGTGATGCGGTAGGTAACAAGTTTTTTGAGGGCCCCTGGTTTGTCGAGCGGATTGGTAAGACGCTGCACTTCACACTCCGTCTTCCAGTTCAAAATGACTCACCCGAGGAATATCGGAATCCATCGGAGCCAATAATCCTTGATGCGCGCAGCGGTCCGGTGAAATTTCCAGATACATCGCCTCCCAAAGTGGTGGCTGCCGAGGTCATCGAGACAACCGAGCAATTGGAGGTGTCTGAAGATGGTAGATCTATCGAGGCTTGAGCCGGTGAAGACCGCCCAGGACGTTACGGATCAGACTGATCTTGACCGGGCGCTGGCATACTTGAAAGAAACCAACTGGCACGCCTTCGCGTTGCTTGAGGACGGCACACCAATCCCGGACGAAATAAAATCTGCCAGAACTGAGGCTCGTGCAACTATTGCCCGGCTGACTGCTGCCGCCTAAAGCCCGCTCGATTCCCGTACCCGCCATCGGGCGGGTTTATTTTTGCCTGAGGAAAACCCATGCCTATTACGGCCGACATCCAGACCCTGGAGCCGGGCGCGTGGGTGGAGCTATTCGAGCTCGACGCCACTTCCCTGGGCGCTGAACTCTACCGGTTCCACGGATACCCGCAGCAGTCGTCGATTTTCTGGCAGGGCCTGGAGTACTCGCCATGGCCCATCAAGGCTGCTGGGTTCGAAATGACAGGGCAGGGGGCCCAGCCTACACCGACTCTATCCGTGGGCAACGTCGGCGGATTTATCACCGCCCTCGTGCTGTACTTCGAGGACCTGGTAGGCGCGAAGCTGATTCGCCACCGAACGCTGGGCAAGTACCTTGATGGCCAGCCCGAGGCGGACCCTGAAGAGGAGTTGCCGCCGGACATTTGGTACGTCGAGCGCAAGTCATCGGAGGACAACGAAATCGTGCAGTTCGAGTTGGCCTCGGCGCTGGACTTCGCGGGGGTGCAACTACCCCGGCGCCAGATCGTGGCGAACGTGTGCTGGTGGCTTTCCTGCGGCGGGTATCGAGGGCCCTACTGTGGCTATAACGGGCCACCCGTGGCTGATGAGAATGACATCATCGTTACCGATGCGGCCAAGGACAAATGTGGGGGCCGACTGACCAGCTGCAAGCTTCGCTTCGGCGCCAATAACCCGCTGCCGTACGGTTCGTTTCCGGCGGCTGGCTTGATCAGGACGTAATCCATGAACAAAGCAAACAAGGCCGCGATCGAGGCGCACGCCATCGCTGAGTATCCGCGTGAGTGTTGCGGGCTGCTGGTGCGGGAGGGGAGGAAGGAAATCTATGTGCCGTGCCACAACACAGCCTCGACGCCCAGTGAGCATTTTCGCCTGGCTCCCGAGGACTATGCCGATGCCGAGGATCGTGGCCGGGTCCTGGCTGTGGTGCACAGTCACCCGGATTGTCCGGCGACACCGAGCGAAGCCGATCGTGTTTCGTGTGAGGCATCGGGCCTGCCCTGGCACATCATCGAGGTCCGGAAGGAAGACGACGACCAACTGCGCATTGGTGAGCTGGTCAGCTTCCTGCCTGAGGGCTACGAGGCACCACTTATCGGCCGCAAGTTCGCCCACGGCGTGCACGATTGCCTCAGCATCATCCTCGACTTCTACCGGCGCGAGATGGGCATCGAGCTGGGAAACTACGAGCGCGAGGACGGCTGGTGGGACAAAGGCGGCAACCTGTATCTGGATAACCTACCCGCAGCCGGCTTCGAGAAGGTATCGACGCTGCAGCACGGCGACCTGGTGTTGATGCAGATCCGCTCACCGGTTCCCAACCACGCAGCGATCTACCTGGCTGACGGCGTGCTGAAGACTGAGCCGGAGCACTACCCGGCGCCCGGGTCGATTCTGCACCACCTCTATAACCGCGACAGCAAGCGCGACGTGTACGGCGGTTATTGGTCGGAGGTGACGGTCAGCTGCTGGCGGCACCGAGACGCAAAGCCATGATCAAAATGCTATCGTCTGCCCAAATCACAAGGAGCTGACTTTATGCGGATTTTGATTGGCACAATGGCGGCGGCGCTGCTGGCGGGGTGTTCGAGTGTCGCCGACGTCAGGAACACTCCTGCCGTGCTGAGCCTTTCTAGCGCGAAGCCTGCACTGGCTGTAGCCGAGTGCATCAGGGATGGCTGGCAGTCGACATCCATTGTTGGCGGTAGTGTCGGCGGCATTCTTCAGCAGTCCGGGGAGAAGTTTTCGGTGGTCGCTCCGAATGGTGAGTCGCCCTGGCATGTTGTAGATGTGACTCCCTCGGGTACGGGCTCAAGAGTTCAGTATCGCTTCTACCGGACCTGGCAGTCGCCAAGCGACAAGGTCACCCACGTTGTGAGTTATTGCAGCAAGTAGCTCAACTTCAACAACAGCCGCCTCCGGGCGGTTTTTTATTGCTCGGAGAAAACATGGCCAGCTCAGTCGAGAAGATGCAAACCGTCCTGCTGTCTGGATCCCTGGCGGCCAAATTCGGACGCAGGCATAGGATCACGACCAGTTCAGGATTTCGCGACGTGATTGGATATTTCAAGCAGTTTCCAGGCTTCGAACAGCACATGGCTGAAAGCTCTGACAATGGCCTGAGATACGCAATCTTTAATGGCAGAGAAAATATTGGCGAAGACGACCTTGGAAAACCAACTGGCCGAGATGTAATTCGCATCGTTCCTGTAATCACCGGCTCTAAGCGAGCAGGTCTTCTGCAGACCGTAATTGGGGTCGTGATCATCGCCCTGGCCTGGTGGAACCCATTGGGCTGGTCCGCGGCGGCAGTCACATTCGGCTACTCCGCTGGAGCATCCATGGCGCTTGGCGGCGCTATGCAGATGCTGAGTCCACAGCCAAAGGGGCTGAGCACTCAGGACGGTCCAAATAACCGGCCAAGCTACAGCTTCAATGGAGCGGTAAACACGAGCGTGCAGGGCAACCCTGTTCCGCTGCTTTACGGCCGGATGATCGTAGGGAGCGCGGTAGGTAGCGCAGAAATCTACTCAGAAGATCAGATGTAAAACCAACGCGCCGTCCAGGCCCGCCACTGAGCGGGTTTTTTTTCGCCCGAAGGAAAGTCATGACCAATTTACCGATTACCGGCCGAAAGGGCGGCGAGGACAAGCCTCGCCCGTCTGTTGAGGCTCCAGACAACCTTCAGAGCATTGCTTACGCAAAAATTCTCGACTTGGTGAGCGAGGGTGAGATACGCGGGCTTGTGAACGGAATGAGGTCCGTTTATCTGAGTGAAACCCCACTCGCAAACGCTGATGGCTCGCTCAACTTCAGCGGAGTAAGTCTGGATTTCAGGAGCGGCAGCCAGGATCAGTTGCATATCCCTGGATTTCCGGCAGTAGCGAGCGAGACGGGCGTTGGTGTAGAGCTAAGATCGGATCAGCCCTACGTTCGAGCCATCAATAACCTTCAGCTTTCCGCTGTGCGAGTGAGGCTTTCCGTTCCCCGACTTGCCCAGACCAACACCTCGAATGGCGACACCAACGGCTACTCCGTGCAATACAAGATGGAGCTATCTACCGATGGAGGCCCATACGTGCAGGTTCTTGCAGCAGCTTTCAGCGGCAAAACCTCCACAAAGTACGAGCGAACTCACCGTGTTGACCTGCCGACGGCGAATAGCGGTTGGCAGCTCCGCGTTACGCGGACAACTCCGAACTCCACCAGCAGCACCATTGCCGACACGACAACGATTGAAGCTGTTACCGACGTAATAGACGCGAAACTTCGCTACCCAGGAACGGCTCTGATCGGGCTTCAGTTCGACGCCTCTCAGTTTCAATCGATCCCTACCCGAGCATTTGACCTGTACGGCCGGATCATCCGCGTGCCGAGCAACTACGACGCGGAAAATCGCGTGTACACCGGCGTTTGGGATGGAACCTTCAAAACTGCCTGGACCGATAACCCCGCCTGGATCTTCTACGACCTTCTGCTGCACTTCCGCTATGGCCTTGGACACCTGTTGAATGCCGGCCAGGTCGATAAGTGGGAGCTGTATCGGATTGGTCAGTACTGCGACCAGATGGTGCCGGACGGGAAGGGCGGCACCGAGCCTCGCTTCACTTGCAACCTGTACCTCTCAGTGCGTGCCGATGCTCTGAAGGTTCTTCAGGATCTGGCCACCACGTTCCGTGGCATGGCGTACTGGGCGGCAGGCTCGGTTACTGCTGTTGCGGACATCCCCGAAGACCCGGTCTACACCTATTCGAACGCCAACGTCATCGAAGGAAAGTTCGGTTACTTCGGCTCGGCCAAGAAGACGCGCTACACCGTCGCCCTGGTGAGCTGGAACGACCCAGCCGACTTCTACCGGCAGAAGGTGGAGTATGTCGATGATCAAGCCGGTATCGCTCGCTACGGCATCCAGCAGACCGAAATCACGGCAACCGGCTGTACTTCACAGGCTCAGGCTCAGCGCGTCGGTAAGTGGGCGCTGCTCACCAATCGCCTGGAGACGGAAAGCGTGGGCTTCTCCGTTGGCTTGGACGGCACCCTGGCTCGCCCCGGGCAGATCATCCGTGTCGCCGACAACGACCGTGCCGGCCGTCGTATCGGTGGGCGCCTGCGCTCATCGACACTCGACACACTGATCCTGGATGCGGATGTAACTGCATACGCTGGTGACACCATCACCTTGATCATGCCCAACGGGAAAGCCATATCGCGCGTCATCAAGTCGGTTGGATACCCGCTAACCTGGGACAACACCGGTATTACCTGGGATAACGGAACAATCACGCTCGACACCACCGGCTTCCCCTCAGAGGTTCAGCAGGTTGTGTTGGCTGAGGATCTGGACGACTTGCCACCGAAGCATTCAATGTGGGCCATAGACTCGCCAACGCTGGCAGTTCAGCAGTTCCGGGTAATGTCGGTCGTGGAAGATGCCTCCGATACCGAAATCAAGTTCACTGTCAGTGCGGTACGCCACAACTCCAGCAAATACGGCGCGATCGACAACGGCAGCAAGATCGAAAGGCCGCCGGTCACTGTGATCCCTCCGAGCGTGCAGGCGCCGCCTATCAACGTGACAGTCAGCAATGACCACTTCGTAGACCAGGGCAGCGCAATCAGCGTCATGACGATCCAGTGGGAGAAGCCAGAGTCGGCGATTGCCTACGAGGTGTACTGGCGTAAGAACGATGGCGACTGGATCTTCGCTGGACGCACCGGTACCACATCGATCGATGTGAGTGGCATCTACGCCGGTCGCTACGTGGCCAAGGTGCGGGCAATCAACTCGCTCGATATCGGCTCTGTGTTTGCCACCTCGGCTGAAACAATTCTGGCCGGCAAGACCACGCCGCCGCCAGTAGTGTCGGCTTTCACCGCTCAATCCATTGTGTTCGGCATCAAGCTCAAGTGGGAGATTCCGGCCGGAATCAGCACGGCGGACTTGCAGCGCACCGAGATTTGGTACAGCCAGATCAATCAGATCGGCACGGCTATCAAGTTCGGCGACTATGCCAACCCGCAAACCGATCTCACCATCATGGGGCTGGCATCGGGCGTTCGATTCTTCTTCTGGGCTCGCCTGGTGGATCGAATTGGAAACGAGGGGGCGTTCTTCGGCCCGGTCACCGGCCAATCATCATCGGATGCCGGCCCCATCCTGGACTACCTCAACGACCAGATCACCGAGACTCAGCTTAGCCAGCATCTGCTGGAGAAGATTGATTCTGGCGGCGGGGCTCAGGTCGAGATCGACGAGCTCAAGTCTGAATTGGCAGCGATGTACAGCATCAAGACCCAGCTCACCGTTGATGGCAAGCCGTACCTGGCGGGGATCGGAGTGGGAGTGGAGAACGACGAGGGGATTATCACCAGCCAGGTGCTGATCGCTGCCAGCCGTTTCGCCATCGTTGATCCGAACACGACCAACGTTTTCTATCCGTTCGTGGTGCAGGACAACGCCGCATACATCGATACAGCATTCATTCGAGCCGGCAGTATTGGGATGCTCCAGATTGGTGAATATCTCCAATCTGATAACTACGTCGAAGGCGTTTCGGGATGGAGGCTGAGTAAGGCGGGAGGCCTTGAGATGAATTCAACCGGCGCCAACGGAAGATCAACTTTTGACGGAGCGGAACTACGGATGATGGACTCCGCAGGAAAGCTGCGCATCAAGATGAGCGTTAAATAATGGGACAGCCAATCTTTGAGATATATAACTCAGACGAGAGCCTGCAAATCAGTCTGACTTCCAGATTAACAAAGTATCTGGGGTCGGTATCTATAACCAGCACGGTAGCCGGATCGATAGCAGACTCAAGGCTTTTGCAGGGGACACCTTGGTTCGTTTTTACCGGACCCAATGAGCAGGCGCAGAGTCGAGCAACTCTTCCAGATGTAACGTTTTCTAACGGCTCAATGCAATGGACAGCTGGCATAGGAACCGCCACTGCGATGGTTATCGCATACGGAATATATTCAAATGGCGCTAATTGAAGTCATAGGTGATGATAATTATGTTCTGATTGATGACACCTTTAAGAACATGATTTTCGCGGAAAAGAAGGTCGTCTCGTTTCCAGTTGTCGGAGGGACCTATTCAGGGTCAGTAACAACGGTTAGCTATACATCCACCGAAGAATCCTTTCCTCTGCTGGCGATCAATAGTTCGTTTCTTTGCTCGCAAACCAGATGCACAAGGTCTGGTAATACATGGACCTGGGGGCTGTCTTGCAATTCTTCTGGGGTGGGGCAGTCGGCTGAGGTTTATATATTTCATATACCTCAAGCCGTGCCGGACGCGGGTGGGCTGTTACAGCTTTTCAATGGTTCCGAGAGTATCGTGTTCGACAGTAATCTCAAATATATGAAAATGGAAAAGCAATTGTTCATGACCATGGATAATGCCACAAGCACCGCAGTTACGGCGGGGAGAAAGTATGCCGCCGTACATTCAAAGCTACCGGCGTTCTATAGCTTGCTCCAAGGTTCTATGTCATGCGGCCCCAACTTTAGGGCTGTCATTGAGCAATCCCAACTTAACGGCACATCAATGGCTAACGGTTCGGTATCTAGCGCGTCCTACATTTTATGGTCCAGGGAATACTGTGCCGCGCCTCCTTTTCCGAGCGGCTCATACAGGACCAAGGATGGCCTCTGCATGGTTATTGATGTGACCGGCTTATGAAATAGCGGTTGAAAAGATCCGCGTAAAATCGCTCACTGGAGATACATATGGCAATCACCCAGCAGCAGTTGCTGCAGATCCTCCCGAACGCCGGCCGCCAAGCCGGCGTTTTTGTTCCTGTACTGAATACGGCCATGAGCCGCTACGGCATCGTGGGTACCGCGCGCGTGGCGGCTTTCATTGCCCAGGCTGGGCATGAGTCAGGCCAGCTACGTTGGGTTCGCGAGATCTGGGGGCCAACGGCACAGCAGCTCACATACGAAGGCCGTGCAGACCTGGGCAATACCGTCAAGGGTGACGGCTCGAAGTACCGTGGGCGTGGCCTGATCCAGATCACCGGACGTGCGAACTATGCTACTTGCGGTGAAGCCCTAGCCCTGGACCTGATCAACAAGCCGGAGCTGCTCGAGATGCCCCAGCACGCGGCGATGTCTGCGGCCTGGTTCTGGTCTACCCGTGGGTTGAACACACTGGCGGATCAGGGCGAGTTCGTGAAGATCACCCGGCGCATCAACGGTGGACTCACCGGACTGGTCGACCGCCAAGCGCTTTACGACCAGGCGCTGAAGGTGCTGGCATGACGCCGGTGCAGAAGCTGGTAGGCCTGATAGTTCTGATCCTGCTGGCGATGGCTTGTGCCGCCGGCGTGACCTGGCAGGTGCAGGACTGGCGCTTAGGTAAGAAGCTCTCCGAGCAGCTAGCGGAGCAGGGCGCCGCCCACCAGAAAGCATTGGACGCGATAACCGGCGAGGCCTGGCGGCAACAGAAGGCAGAGCAGGACAAGCGCCTGGCCACCGAGCAGACCCTGGCCGCCTCCGACCAAAAACACACCAAGGAATTATCCGATGCCCAACATGATCAGGCTCGCCTACGCGATCGCCTTGCCACTTCTGATCTGCGGCTGTCAGTCCTCCTCGAGGATCCAGCCAGTGGCTGCAACGTGCCAGCCGCCACCGGCGCCGTCGGCGTGGTTCATGCAGCCCGTCGAGCCCAACTTGACCCAGCGCATGCTCAACGAATTATCGCCATCACTGACACCGGCGACCAAGGACTGATCGCGCTGCGGGCCTGCCAGGCTTACGTTAGGGCCATTACTAGATGATGGCAGAGTCGTCATCCTGCTCGCTACAAAGCTGATACCTAAATGGAATTGATTTTCGTTATCTCTGAATGTGAGAATTGTAAATAAACATCATTTGCATTCTTGCTTTTCGGAGTTTCAACCATTCATGCGCAAAATGTCCTCCTTGCCCACGTCAGCCCTCACTTTGATCGCCTTGG